CGCCATTTCCTATCTCCTGCCCGAAAGATAGTTTTTGAGGAATTGCTGTTCAGACGCACCCCCGCCGCCGGGAATAATCTTCCGGCCCCCGAACAATCCGCTACCGGAACTCCCCCCGAATCCCCCGGCCATCGAATAGGCACCGATTCCGCTGGTCAACCCGGTGATGCCCGCAGTCAGAAGCGAGTCGCCAAGCCCCTTTACCGTCGAGCCGTAGTAGCTGGCCGCCGCGTCATAGTTCGCCGCGTTTGCCTCAAGAGCCTTCACGTTCTCGCCCGTTTCCCATTCGGAAAGGGCTTTCTGATACCGATTCAGTGCCACATCCTGAGAGAACCGCAGCGCATTGCCTTCCAGCGTGTCCGCAGCCGAACCGCTGGAAATGTCAACGCCGAGGGCGCCGAGGGAAGCGATATTGCCGGACTGCAAATCCGTATACTGCCGCCGGAGCGCAGACCGTTCCCGGTCAAGGTTTTCCCCTTCAATCCGCCCTTTCTCAGCCGTGATCTTCGCCTGATTCCGTGCGGCCGCCGCGTTCGCTTCCGCCACGTCTTGCTGATACCGCGCCTGTTTGTTGGCGGCGTTCGTGCTGGAGAGGCTCTGAACGGCGGAAAGGCCGCCAGCAGCCAACGCTAAAGTCAAAGGATCGAATCCCATTACAGCATCCCTCCCCCGGCATACGGTGCAATATCCATTGTCGTGACGATCGCCAGAATCGTGAGCGGCGTCGCGCTGCTTACTTCAAAGACAAGCGGGGATTCGGATGACCACCCGCCGCATGTTTCCATGTTCAGATCCGTCCCGTCGCTGAAAAATGGCCGCACGCTGAAAGCCCCTCCCTTAATGTGCCTGTCCACGATGGGGGAAAGATTCCCTGCAATTCCGGCAAGGAACGACATGCTCCTGTACGTCCTGACCCGTACGGCGGAAATCTTCCGGTTGTGCATGAGCGTCCATCCTTGCTGTGTCTGCACTTCTGGCAAGTTCGGTATGACCCGCGAAGTATACGGAAGGCCGATATGTACGGATTTCGCCGGGCTTTTCAGCTTGAGTTCCCCGCCCGCGCTTACGGTCAATCCATCAATCGTGCCGCCGTCCGCAAAGGCCTGCACGGTGCGGCCGGAAAGATGTCCAAGCCCGCTGAACGTATCCGCAGCCTCGCCGCTGTAGTGCAATGCCGAGTCAAGGAAAAAGGCGTCATCAAGGTTGTCGCTGTCAAAAAAGGATTCCAGCCGTTCGACAAAGACGCCGCCAGCCCGCCGCACGATGAACCAAACCTGATCATCAGGCGTCCCCGGGATGACGGCCACGTCAAGTATACTCCCGTCAGTTGTATGCCGATGCCAGCCGATGACGTCCTGTTCCTTCATGTATGTCAAACCAGCAAACGTACCGTCGGAAAGAACGCACCAGAGCGTGCTGTACGGCTCTTGCTGGTACGCCCATGCCGTGATGTCCCGATCCTTGATGATATGCCGGGCAAGGATGGTCAAATCCTGCCCGAGGTACTTGTCTGCGCTGTAGTTGTAGGCGAACTCGCGTACTGCCCCTGACCCGCGCTGCACATACAGAACCCCGCCGCCGACTGACAGCGCCGATACTGTACCCTCTCCACCGTTTGTGGTCTGGAGCTGGAAAGAGACGGTCGACGGCGTGAGCACCACGCCCTCCGAAGATTGCAGCGTCCACTCACTCCCCTCTGTTCCGAAAGCAAGAGCGTTGCGGTCAGGCTGGAGCCACACAATCCGATTCGCCTGTGTAGCGGCAAGGGTTACTTCAATCGCATCATCATCTTTCGGGGGTACCGAAGAGGCCATGCTTTCAAAATCTCCGGTACGGGACAGCCAGATGGTGATCGGCCTGTTTGCCGTAGCCGCAAATCCAAGGCGTTGTTGATGGAAAAAGACCTGTGAAGGATGGTTTCCTGAGCCCTCAAAAGGATTCTTGTGCTCTATCGGCGTGTCTTCGGTATCCGCGCCGATGTTCTTGTCATCATAGTATTGGAGCGTCGTGGTCTCGGTAATCGTATCGTCTTTGCTTCCCCGCCCGATGAATCCGAAAACCCCTGTCTTCTTTTTGTAGATACGGTATTCGCTGGCACCGGATACGGCAGGCCATGTTATGCGGATGTGATAATCGACACTGTTCAATGCCTCGGCTTCAATTGTCGAGGCAGGGGATGCTGAAGATTCTTCTCCGGTTTCTCCATCAATGGCCGTGACGATATAGCTGTAATCCGTCCTGCTCGGATTTTTCGGTTTGTCATCATCAGCCCGTTTGTCCAAAATCTGTAGCGCAGGCTGTTGCGGGGCTGCGATGGACGGCATGAATGTGAGCGTCGTCCACCTCCAATCATTATCGGAATACCGAGAGAGCTTACACGGCGGATACGACGGATGAACGAAATAAACCACGTCAGCCGACTGAGCAAACCGCACAGCCCGTAGATCTGACGCGGCGAACGGAGTAGACACAACATATGGTTCGGAACCGGAAGAAACGAGTTTTCCATCCGGCAGCCATACCCGCATCGTCTTATCACCGAACTCAAGTATCCGGCCCTGCGTCTCACTGAACACGAATGGAACCAGCCGGGACGTCTGATTCTTTGCCATACCAAGATACCGCGTTCCCGGCCTGCGCGTTGCCCCTCCCTGCGGCATGGGGACCATATTCAGCATTTCCCGCGCCCCGGTGTTGTAGTGCGGCTGATCCACGCGCCCTCGAAGCAAAGGTGAAATCTCGCCGCCATTCAGGACATTTTGGGTATGGAAAATAGGCATCAGTTTACCCACCGTTCCTTAAGAAAATGAGAAGGCCATTCCTCACGCACTGGGTCTTCCTGTGCGTCGGCTTCTACTTTCGCCCGGTCAATGGCCTGCTCAAAAAGCTGAAAATAGTTTTGCGCATTGGCTGCGCCTTGCGAAACGTACTGGGAAATTTCAAAGGCAATTTTCCACGCGAGGGCATCGGCAAACGTTTCGCTGACAGCCATTTCCCGATCATTGCTCACGTACCTGAGAGCGAGGCTATCCGCGTCGGTATAGATTTCCTGCCCGACAATGCTGTAACGAGGCCCCGAATGCCGATATGCCCATGACGGTACCTCTCCGGCGTCGCCATGCCGCCTCACATCCAGAACGCGCATACAGTCACCGGGGAGCGGGTACGCATATCGGTAGCCGAAAGCCGGGGCATCAGCAGACCGGGCAAGAACCGCATACCGAAGCGCGAAAGGCCACGGATACAGCGAAAGGCAAAATTCAAGGCTACGGTCGTATGTAGCCTCAGCAACTTGCGCTACGGGGCTGTCCTGAAAAGCCAAATTGACGCCCTGCGCCCCGACGCGCATCAGCGCGGTATTGAGGATTTGCGTTCTGTTTGCCATAACTTACCTATTAAGGGCAGGCATTGCAGGCCAAGGACAAGCCGGATCATCAGGCCCATCCCACGGAAAACCCGGCTGTTGCGGCAAATCGCGAAGGGCCTGACGGTACGTCAACCAACTCTGATACTCTGCGTCCGAGAGTGTAGTTCTCCCTCCATTGGCGAGCTGATCGCGGTGCCGCTCGACAATCCATGTGCTTTCTTCCAAACGGCGACCACGTTCAGCACGTATACGTGACGGTGCGGTACTGACGCGCTCCCAACTTCCTTGTTGTGAAGCTACCCATGTCTCCGTAACCATTCCCTTAGTAATAATGTCATCTGGGCGCAGGCCGGACATCAGAATACTACCCTCAGGGCGTTCACCACCGATCTGTTGCGCTGAGGTTCCCGGCTTACAGTAGACAGGAGGCAACGCATCAACCCTGTAGAGAGCGCCATTTGGATACCGCACAACGTCGCACGGACAGAGCGTTGAACCGGGGAAAGGCCAATCTGCGGATGCGGTGACGCGACCAGTTTCGTCAGTTGTAATGTATGTGGACACGGATTCTCCTCATTCGGGTGCGTTGCCGTTAGCGTAGATGAAACGTCTACGAAATGCCGATCCCATATTTGATGTGATCACAGCCTTCTGCCCTTTATTTATACATATTGTCGTTCCTGCATAGTTTCCTTTTATATTAGTTCCAGACTGCACAGTAAGCAATGGTATGTTAGAAGGATTAAAAACCTGTATCTGAATAGTTCTATACGCTGAATCTTCAATATTATGATGATCTATCGCGGATACATATCCATCTTCCTGAGCTGTATATTCATCACCGGAAAAATCAATGTATTTATTGCTTGGCCCCGCCGCATGGGCAGCGATTGAAGGAACTTCAGTGCGCAGTGTATTAATATCAGTCTGTGCCGCTTTCGCAGCAGTCTGTGCCGCTTCCGCAGCAGTCTGTGCCGCTTTCGCAGCAGTCTGTGCCGCTTTCGCAGCAGTTATTCCGGCACTTCCACGGTCATAGGCCGTCTTTACGGCTTTTGAAGAAGCTGCGTCTGTCGTGCTCGTGCTCGTGACGCTGTGTGAAAGAGGTACGGGAGGCCCTTGTAAATCTATCCCCTGATCAGGCCATGACCCATCGGGGTTCTGGATAGACAAAAAAGTACCGTCCCAACGGTAGCCCGGAGAAGGGCCGCGTTCACCCCGAACACCGTCCACACCGTCCTCTCCCGGTGTGCCGGGATCTCCTTTTGCGCCAAAGAGAACCCAATACTTAGTCTGACGGGGAGGCTCATAATTGGCTGGAACGTCTTTCAAGGCCAAGTATGCAGAACCATTGTGAACAACAAAATCATAGGCGGTATATGTATTGGTAGAATTCCATTCCCCCCGATACACAGGCCGCACTTGCCCCAGATTGAGAGTCGGCATCAGAAAGTCACCTCAAGTTGTCCGTTGGCATTGACAGAAAAAGCTGAATCAAGCGTTGCGCCCGTGTAGTCGAGAAGAAGATCGGCACCGGAAAGGCGGAAGTGCCCGAAGCAGGTAGCCCATGGCGCATCACCCATAGGGCCTTTTTCCCCGCGTTCACCGGGCGGCGCTGGAGCACCTTGATCTCCCTTATCTCCCTTTTCCCCTTTCTCTCCTCTTTCTCCCTTGTCTCCCTTTTTTCCCGGTATCCCAATGCCGGGGTTTCCCTGTTGTCCTTGCGGCCCCTCTGGGATGTAAAAATGCACCATCCCTGTTTCCGGCGTATATTCAACCGAAACATTGGGGGAAGGGGAAAGATGCGCGGAGAATGACAGCCCGAAAAGCTCAGAGCGGATTTCTTCCGCTTCCGCAGCACACTGGCAAGAGGAAGCGGAACAAGCCTCAGCCTTTTGTGCTGCGGCTACAGCTTTTTTTGTTGCATCCAAAAGTTCGTCTATAAAAATTGTTACGTCATTTTCTCCGGTTGCAGGAGCAAGTACGGCTCGCTTTATACTTTCTATGAGTTGTTGGAGTACCTGAAAAATAATATCGAGCTCTAGCTCTAGCGCGTCGGAACTTATGGTTGCCGTATGTGCAAGATCCAGTTCTTGCAGTGCGGGGACATTTGAAATAATGGCAAGCACAGAACCAATAGGAACAACCCCTGTCTTTAGCTGAACCCGTGCATTATCACGATCATTTCCAAGGACAACCGTATAATCCTTGTCCAACTCCAGCAGTGTTTCAGATACCCCTTTATCCGCACTCCATTTTATCATGGCATCAGTAGGTTTATAGACAGGGAAAGGTACACTGTACTCAAGCACGCCTTGCGTTACTGTATATCTTTTTACAATGGTCAACTGCGGAAGCATAGAAGGGCTCCAAGGATGGGGGGGAGGATTGTCCCTCCCCCTCAGATTATCGGGCGAGGTAAGACAGGAACACGTCAACCTTTCCGGTTGCCGCGCCGTCAGTCGTCAGCTTGATCTTGGCGTACCGCTTCATATCCGGCAGCACCAGCTTTCCGATGATGTCGCCGTCAACAAAAGCGGTTGCCGCGTTAGCTCCCCCGCTTACGCTCATTTCGGGGGCCCCGGGGATGCCGGCAAAAGAGCCGTCTTCCGTATCCGCCCCCTGAATAGTTACGGTGAGCTTTTTCGTGGAAGGAATGCTCACAGCGCCTTTCGCGGCGATGGTCACGGCAAGCGCCCCGTGATGCTGGCCTACAGCCAGAGGCGTGTCGCACACCGTGCTTGTAGTTGAGGGAATGGTCACGTTTTTGCCGAAATACTGGTCATGCCAGCGATTTTCAGAACCGAATTCAAAAGCCATATGCTTTCCCCTTACGCCACAACGGTTTCAGTGCCGTCAGGCAGGTTGTAGGAGCCGATGATCTTGATACCGTTGATCGCACCGATAATAGTCTGAATGCTATTATCTCCGTTGACGTACATGATATCAGCCTGCTTGATTGCGCTGAATGTCTTCTGCACGATCTTGTGGTGCCCGAAGATGTATGTATTCGCCGCCGTTCCACGTACGGAAGCAATGGCATCTTCGATCTGGCTCAGCGTGGGCAGATTTGCGGAACCAACATTGACGATAGCGTGAACGGCACGAGCCGGATTGAGCAACTGCCAACCGAAACGCCCGCGGTACTCAACGCCGTAGCCGGATACTCCGGGCTGACTGCGCAAATGGTAAAGAGCGCCACCATTGAGCGGTTCAGGATCGAGCAAACGTCCTTGATTGAATTGCGTAGGGTCATAGATGCCGATGTTGTTTTCCTGATCGAAACGAACAATCAGGATGGTATAGGCATTCGCCGTTGCACCGCATTTGGTGATCAACTTGTTCTTGAGTGCCGCCTTGCGCCAGTAGTCACGCCAGATCGCCAGCTCCGTATCCATGCCCGCCTGTTTGTAAAAGGCATTTTCACGGCGGGCGAAATAATTTGCGGCCCCCCCGAATTGCGCAGCCTTATCCTTGCTGACTTCCACCTCTCCGCCGAGCAGATTGACGTAGGTTTGCCGGAGCTGCGTTTCCGCTTTCATGGACGGAAGAGGCGCGCCCAAGTCCGTGAAGCTTGCGCCTTGGATGGAATCCAAAACCTCTTCCACGTTCCAGAGGCCGTGTGTCGCCGGAATCCATTTCAGCATCTTGAGAATAGGTGCTTCTTCGGTGAGGAAGTCCACCAGTTCCGGGCGCTTCTTTGCCTTGTCGAGTGCGATTTCATGAAGTGTTTGTGCTACTGCCATAACTTACCCCTTGAACATGTCCTTGTATGTGTCTTTCGCGCTTTCAGCCGTATCGGGGGAGGGCGCCCCGCTTCCGCCGGAAAGCGTATCCTCGGAAAGCAGCTTTCCGATTTCATAGAACGCCCGGACGAAAACCGGATCGTTCGCCATGCCGTGCCCGGATACGGTGCCGGACAACTCCCCGCCCATGCGCCGATCCAGCGCCGTGAACGCCTTCAGGGCCGCGCCACGGTTTTCATCGAACCGATTGCCCCACGTTTCGCGTAATGCGCTGGTGCCGTCCTCGATGAGCTTGTCCCTGATTTCTTTGTCAGCTCCGAGTTGCCAGTCGAGCAACGCCTGAGCCTGCCCCGGCGTGAGGCCATGTTTCACACAGAAGTCACGGAAACCGGATTCGACGCCCTCGTCGACTTTCCCCTTGAAGCTTTCCGGATACTTGAGCGCGATGTCTTCGGCTTTTTCGGCTGGCTTGTAGCCAAGCCCACGCTCAAGCGCCTTCATGGCGTCATCGGCGCTTTCGACGTCTTTCAGCTTGTCCGCCCATCCTTCAGGCAGGCTGGCTCGCCAATCTGAAGACTGTGCAGTTTCCTGCGTACCAGCCGGAGTACTGGCCGGAGCTTCCGAAGCCGCGCCGCCATTGCCGGAAGGTGCATCGACCACGCCAGTAGGTTTTTGAATCTGCCCCTGTCCTTCAACAATAGGATCATCCATCTGTAACCCTCCTAAATATTTTTCAATGCCAACATCAACCGGACGTAGACATTAGGATTTGCTTTTGCGATCCGGTCGAGAATTTGATCCGCCTGATTCCGCATACGCATATCTTCAGGCGTCACCATCACCCGATTCGCGCCCATTTCATCGAGCAGCCCGAGGAACACCCGAAACGCGGCCTCACTCTGCATCATCTCGAACCAATCCCGGCGCTCCTGCTCATCCTGCGCCATCCGTTCGGCTTCCGCCTCTTCCCGCGTCTGCATTGTCATTGCATGGCCTCCTGTTCAGCACCCAAGACAGCCCCGGCTACCGTACCCTGCGTCTTAACGTTTCCGAGTTTCGCCGCCTGTTCCGCCTCCATCATCGCGGACGCCTGCGCCTGTTGCGCCGCCTGCGCTTCCGCACGCTGTTGCCTGATAGCCGCAACCGTTTCGTCAGACCGGATGATCGAGGCCGGGACGCCCATGCGCTGCGCCAGCTCGTCAATCATCTGGTCAACGTCAATCTTGTCCATGATGTCCGGTGAAATCTGAATGAGCGGAGCAATCTGCTCCATGAACTGCGCCGTTGCCACGGCCCCAGACTGCTCAAGCATCTGCGCCATAGGCGACTGGTACGACACGTCGAGCGTCGCCCATTCGGAAAGTCCGTCAGGAGGGGGAGGAAGGAGCCCGGCCTCATCAAGCAGCATGTAGACTCGCTCGATCAGCGGATTGAGCACACGCGGCTCATAGCTTGAAACCGTGGGGCCCATAAGTTCAGCGGAACGGCGACGGCGATCCATGTACTCGGTCATCGTCATACCTGCCGGACGCGTCTCCAAAGACATGTTGGCAAAGATGTTCGCCATCATCACGTCTTCAAGCCGCATGGAGATCTGGTTGATCTCTTCCTGCACATACTGAACGGCCGTACCGAAATTGACCTCATAAAGAGGCCGGAGGCCGTTACTCTGCCCGAAAGCCGTATCAGACACCGTTTCACCCGGCGCGGCCCGTACATGCCGCTTCAACGTGCCGGGGGCCAGCAGCGGAGGATCGATCATCTTCTCGATGCCTACGGCCTTGCGCCGTTCCCACGCTTCAATGCCTTTCTGATCGGCCAGCGCATCGTCACCGGGCCCGGTTCCGTAAATGCCCCGTGCATCTTCCCATGTCGTGAAAAAAAACGGCATGGAGCGGAACCCGCTTTCAGTGAGCAGCCCTTCCCCGTTTTCCTCGTACCAATACGAGGCAAAAGGCATATTCCGGGCATCTTTCTTGCGTACATCCCCGTCCTCACGCTTCCGCACGACATGCACGACCTCAACTGGCCCATACGGTTTTGTCTTGAGCAGTTCCCGCGTTACAGACGAAATCTTGTCTTCCCCAAAGCGCTCTTTCATTTCTGTGGGAGTCATCCTCAGACGACGCACGACGCACGACAACATCCTGCCTGCATCCAGCGCCACGGCATAGGTGCCGCAGGTCTGACAGGAGAAATGCGCCACGGTTCGCGGGGATGATTCGCAGTAAAACAAAGCGCATCCGAACCCCAACAGCTCTTTGTTGAAAGCATGGATGCCCTGATAGAATCCCCCGGCTGACAGCACGGAGCGAATACGGGAATCCACGGAATCGACGTATTCGTTGGCGTAGGTAACTTCCCTGTCGTCGCGTGAAAGAAACGCATGGCGGAACCACGGATTGGATGCGGGGGTAATGGCCTGCGTCATCCCTGCTGCGGCCTTGCGGAGAGCCCTTTGCGCTGCGGGATTGAAAAGATTGGCGTCGCGCAAACATTCCGTTTCTTCGCCTTTGAACAGCCCACGCGAAGGAAGAATCAGCTTGCCGATTTCAAGCTGTTGTGCGAGGCGCTTTTCCCGCAGTCCTTCAAGGTGCGAGACGAGAGCCTTGAGTTCCTTCATGTCGACGGCCATACTATCCTATCCTTCCGAGCAGACTTGAACCTGTGCTTGAGACGGCACCAGATTGCCCAAGCGGGGAAGAAAGCATGGTGCCGCCCATAAGCCGCCGTTGCCGCAGCTTGCGCCGCTCTTCATCCCGTACACCGGAGGCCACGGCCTCTTGTTCAGACTCACGCGGGGCCTGTTCAGCCTCGTATGTGACGACAGACGGAGAAGACTTTCCGCCGCCAAAGAGTCCACTGACTACACCGCCCATAGTTACCTCACTTCATCACGACGCAGGAGAGCCAGCGCCATGTCTTTGCAGCGTTTCGGATTGCCATGCGTGGGCATGAGGCAGGCTTTCGGCAGACGCTCAGGCCACGGCGTGAATCCAAGCACCTCCATGAACGCCCACAGGTGCCGATAGCCAGCCGGGAACGCAGCAAGCAGGGCTTCAAGCGTCCACGTCTCAAAAATCCAGCGCACAGCCTCGCGCCCAAGGCGCACCTTGTCGGCACGCCAGTTATTGAAGATGACGAAATGTACCGTCCCGCACTGCCCGGAAGGAACAACCCACAGGGCCCCCGCCAACTCTCCGCCCTTCTCATCGTCGAACGCCAAGCCCATGAGCGTCGTGGAAGGGGATACAAGCTCTAGCCAGTCAAGCAGCGTCGGCTGCAAGCTGTTCCAGAGAATCGCCCGCGTGAGCCCTTCCGCCTCCATCTTCTCCCACGGCCAGCGGCGAAGCTCCGGGGTGTCGGCTATGCTGAAACGGTACGCCATTACCCCCTCCATCCGTACAAAAGGCCGTTGTCGTCGCGTCGGCCGTGTTCAGCGATGCGGGCAAGCTCACGCTCTACGGCGCTCATGCCGTCCACGGCTTCCGGGAAACCCACGCCAAGATCTGGCTCCGCAAGACGCGCCAGACAGTCCAGCATGTCGTCATGCGCACATACGGGGAACGTCTCGTACTCTTCGCTCACGAATTCAGAGGTGAAGTTGTGGATCGCCCCTTCCGTGTCCCGGAAAGATGACTCGATAGGCAGGAAAAGCCGCTTTTGTTCAAACCACGGAATCAAGCGCCGAATGCGATCTGGCTTCGGCGTCTGTCCCCCCATTTCACGTATCGAAAAGAAGTAGTTAACGCGGGCCATTTCGTTGCTGATATGCTCGATGTCCGCCTGCATCCCGTAACGCTCATAGCCGACGAAAATGGGATTGTACTCGCGCACCAGCCGGAACAGCGTTGCGGCCCGCTCAGTCAAGTTCGCCCGGACACGCTCGCCGTGTATGAGGTAGATGTTCCGGTCCACATTCCAGCCCACGACACAGAACACGGAGTAGTCGCTACCCTTCTTCTTGCTTCCGGCAGGGTCGACGAAAATTACGCGGTTCATCGGTTCCCAGAATTCACGGCGTACTTGCCAGTAGCGCAGCCATTCCGGACGGAAGCCGTCAGCCTTGTCCGCCATCGGGTTCTGGAGCATCTGACACGCGAAGACGAAGGGCCCCATGTCCCGGCGCTTCTCTTCAAGCTTTTCCCGGGAAAGGAGCACGGGATTGCCTTCAAACGTTCCGTCATCGGTAGCAGGATGGAGGCGCACCTTGACGCTTTTCTGCTTTATCAACTCCGCGTAGGTGTCGTTCGCGTGATACCGCGTCCCGATCATGCGCCGCCGTCCGCCATGTGCGCCAAGGTTGAGCGACAGCCGCCATGCATCAGTCGTCTTCTTGATCTGCTCAGGCGTGGACACTGATTCAAGGGTCACGACATCGTCATAGACGAGCACGGAGAAGTGCTTGCCCGTTGGCTGTCCATCGACCAAGCCCCACGCTTCGATCGTGTTCTCTTTCGGGTTTGTGGAGCGCCGGACGACAATGCCGCCATCTTCCGACCATGTACGCGTCTCGCCCTTGGCTGGCGGGCAGATATGCGGGAAAAGCTCTTGCAAAAGTCGGTTCGTCTCGAACTCGCGCTTGATCTGGCGCAGGAATGCTTTTGCGATGGGCCGCGTGTGACTAAAGATTCCGACTGTGAGTTCAGGATCGTTCAGGATGTTCTGGATCGTCAGCCCGACAGTTATGATTGTGCTCTTGTAGTGCTCACGACTCCACAGATCGAGATGCCCGTCAGGTTCCCGCTGTACCTCCCGGCACCGCTCATAGAGCCAGTCCCGATTCATATCCTCGCGCTTCATCCCGAAGACGAGCAGGAAGAAGAGATCCCCGGCGCAAAGAGCCCGCAGGTCCTCAGCAGACTTGGCAGCTTTATATCCCTCGATCGCTTCTTCCCGTGTCATTCCTGTGCCGCCTTTACTTTTGCCAACATGCCCGCGATTTCGGCACTCACCGACTGCACTGCTGCAGCTACGCCCGGGAGCTCTCCTTCCACCTTGTCAGCGATACCCCACGCCTTGCGCTCACCGTCTTGGATAAGCCGTTCAGTCTCAGCAGAAATCTTGGCAAGCTTGGCAAGATCAAAATTGTTTTCGGCAATGGCACGTCGATTCAGTTCTTTAATACCAGGCCAAGCATCCCTGTGCCCCTGAATTACTGAGGCTTTCCTATCGGCGGCGGCTTCAACGGCAGCTGCCTTTTTTTCAGGGTTGCAACCCGCAACCACTCCCGCAACCTTTGCTTGCGCAAGGCGGTCAATAGCGTCAGAGACGTCTTGAACCCATCCTTCACGCTCGATCCTTTTCTGAATCGCGGTACGGCTGCACCCGTGCTTTCGAGAGAGTTCAGACTGTGTAGCCCCGGTTTCGTACTCTGCCCGGATGGTTTCCCAATCGAATCTTGACGCCATGCTCACACTCCAAAAAATTGACCCCCCGAAGGAGAATTTCATTGCAGTACATCACGCGATATATCGGCCCTGCCATGCTACACCGCCCGATTCCCCGTGAAGGGCGGCTATGCTCCGGCGTCGATATGCATAGCCCTTTTCGAAGGCGACCGTTTATCCTGTACCCCGCTGCAGCGGGCGATAGGCGACCGGGGGGAACGTCGCCGCGTGACTCTCGGATCCTAGTTATACCTTACGCACGGCTTCCAAAGTAGTTAGCCGCCGTTCCTGTTCATCAAGCTTGACCCAAATCCTACGATGATCGTCTGAATTGCCGGCTCTATCAGCAAACTGCATGATACACCCCTGACGATACTGCATGAGCTCATCAATTTTCTTTGAGAGACGAGCCAACCACCACCCAAAAGAAGTTCCCATGAGGGTCAAAAGTCCAGTGATTACCGACAACATGATGTTGAGGAACTGGATATCATTACTCATCGCCCACCTTCTCCAGTCACATCGTAGATCCATTGGGCCAGCGTTGCCGCGTCCCTTTCATCGATCCACCAACCCCTCACCCCGTCCAGCACCACGATTTTCTGACTTGTCAGAGTGGGCGTGGACGGGATCGGAAGTCTTGCCCCCGGTCTGCTGCATGAGCACGCGCAGAGGGTCATCACGCAAAGAATCGCGGAAAGCCTGAGCCCGATTCGCATCCAGCTTTTCAAGCCAACGGTAGCCGAGCGAGAGAGCGATGGCGAGGACTTCAACGACACGGGACACGCTCACGCCTTCTTTTCTTCTTTTCGGCATCAGAATTTTTGCGGTTATTGCGCCATGCGGAAATGGCGGCGACAACCGCACCCCCCACCGTAGCAATAGCGGAAATACCGTTGACGATAGCGGCTTGCGTATCGCCGGACACATCGATGCCGAAGATGCTGAGAAGCCCGGCAAGGGCAGTTACAAGCCCCGCCCAAAAGGTTTTTGTCGTGGTCATCACTTCACCCCTTCGTACTGAAAGTGCGGCATATCGACGAAAGACTTCCACGAGCCGCCCCATGTGATGCGGATGCCGAGCGTATCGGCGGCGGACTGCATAGCGTAAGCAATGCCCCGGAAAGCCTCTTCCGGCGCTTCTACTTGTACTGAGCCGTCAAAGTAGGGATAGAGATCCACGGCATGACCAAAACCGTCGTCTTGCTTGAGATGACGGGAGTTCATGGTCTGAGAGACGCCCTTGACGACGTTCTGGCGCTGTGTCTCAATGTCCCGCAGCCCTTCCACCACGGTAAAATCCACAACGCTCTGAGAGAGCGCCAGCCCCACCACGGCGATCAGATTCGGGTGCACCCCGGAAAGGTTGCGGAGAGATCTGGTGGAAAAATGGAAATTGTCCATAAAAAACGCTCCTGACTTTTGCCGGGAGCGTAACATATTTTTCGATATAATGTACT